TAGTCACTCCATGTAACTTTACGATTCTGCCCTCTGTGCTTGATAGGTATAAGCAATCTTGGCGTTTCGTGTCCGTCTGGTTTCCCCATCGTGCAATCTTCATCATCTCACACGGTGGGTAGTTCTTTCCGCTTGGTACTTCGGTGTCGGGGTACTGCGTCACCTCTATATAGTTGTTGGCGGTGTTCACGCTGTTCACCCTAAACCATGCCGTGTAATACGTTCCACTTCCCTGCGCCAAAGTATTGATTATTCCTTTGAGCACATTGTTTTCAGCTTGGGCGGTAAAATATCCGTCCCATTTGCTTTTCAGGTGCAAACCATAGCAATTATTTCCCAAATCGTCAACCGATTCTATTGTGTCGGCTTCCGTCAATAGTTGGTCGCCCTCGATGGCTGACAATCGGTTTACTATCAACTCCAGGCACTCGAAGTAACTGCGCACTCGTAGGCTTTCCACCTCGGCGTTACCTTGTGCGTCGATACCTGCGCCCTTGCCTGCATACATGGATTTGACAAACTCGCCAAAGTCCGCACCATTCTTGAATATCGCCAAACCAATAGCGGTTAAGCCTTGCTTAAACGTAATATGCCCTTGGGCTATGTCGGCGGCAATCTTGGATAGAAAGCGGTCGTTAATCGGGCTGTCTTCCGCTACATCTCCGGCTATGTCCGAATAGGCGGAACGGCTCGCATATCCTGCACGGTTGGCATAGTCGGCTTGCTCGGCAAACGTAGCCAAATCAGCCTTTGCAGCGTGCTTTGCCTCATCGGTCATTTTACCGATAGTGCCGTAGCTGCTGCCTCCAGTGGATGCCCCACCGGTGCCGCTTCCGTTGTTCCTTTGTTTTGCTATCTGCTTAACGTCGATCATGTGCCAATCTCCTTTAATGTGAGGTCGGCACGTCCCTCTATCAAGTTCCTGCCGATACCCTGCACGAAAAATTCTTTATTCAGTGCCTCGTGTCGGTAATGGTTGAAAAGGCTAACAACATCGTCCGTGTCGTTTAACTTCTGCTCCATCATTACACGTGGCTTGTGATATTCTGTATAGTAACTATCCACATAGATTTGTTCGGGCTTTGCCTTAACGTTTCCGTTTCGGTCGTACACCTCTAACACTCCGTCCCCGGTTGCCACATTCAGCGGCGTGGATAACTTCACGGTGTTGCTTACCCCCAACTTCTGACACTCGGCGGCTGTCAATGCCGAATTTATCTTAAACTCCAAATCGTCCTTTATGTTCACAAATTTCTCTTTGGTGTCGCTCATATAGATAATGTCGTTACCATCGTCGCCGTTGCTTATCAATCCGTTGTCGCTGTAAACTTTCACCTCAAACGACTTTATCAGGATGCTGCTAACATGAGCCAAAAGCGGTACGGTTGAGCTGCCCCATTTTGTGTGCCTAAAGAAAGTAGGGTGTCGGCGTGTGATTACGTCCCATGTGGCATTTACAGGCCCCAATATCATAAACCTTACCTGCCCACTTACCTTGTCACTTTTCCTTATCGGGATGGCTATGCCCTCGGCATCAATGCCCATCTTATAGTCTATGTTGTTTTGGATGCTAAACTCTGTGCCTATCAACTTGTCACCTATCTTAGGGTCGAAGCCAATTGTAAAGCATTGTTGATAATATTCATCATCGCTTTGGCACTCGCTGCGCTCCTTGAATTTCTGCCAAACAAAATCTGTTGTCTGTCCGTTGGTGCCGGATTCCACTACGCATTTATCACCAATAACCAACATACAGGCTAAAACGGCTACCTTGCTTATAGTGTCCGTGCTGTCACCAATTGCGCTATAACTAAATTCGTACTGCTCGGGGCCTTCCCCGGTGTATGGGTATAAGCCACTGTCCTTGCCCTCGTTCCACGTTACTGCCTTGTCGGGTGTCTCGGCTTTCCAGTACTGACGTGTGTAATAACGCCCATCACCATTGTTACGGCTCGGTACTGTCTGGTGCCATACGATTATCTTGCCGTCGTAGTCTCCAACACCTGCTGACCATTTCACGTTATGCAATCTTGTATATGTGTTGGTCTGCTTCATTATCGGGTTTAGTATCACCTTACCCGAAAAGACTATATAGTTAGTGGTATTTTCGTCTGCCGGGGAAAACACACCACCTGCACTATTGCCATTATAGACGGCATACGGTATATTTTTCTGTATGTCGGCGGCACTCGGATAGGTTTTGTTTTCGTCGTTATCTACTTCGTTGCCATTCACCGATACCACCAAATAGTTAGTCATGTTGACTTTAGAAGTAGGGCTATTATCATCGTTGGCGGTGTTCATCTTCACGCTGCCCATTGCCATAATACAGGCTCCGGGCGACTGCCCCAACCACATAGGCAAATTTTGCTGATTCATGCCGTCACTACAAAAGTAGTCCACGATGTCAACCTCGGTATTACCTTTCATTGGAAAAGTCCACTGCTTGTTACGCATAACTTGCAGATACCAATCTGTAATAGCCCCTGCGCCGTATGTGGTCTTTTGGTCGTGGGTCATGGCATAGAAAGCATTGTAAGCGGTTCTACCCTCGCCATCGCTCGAATACTCGGTGATATACTTTTGCTTATTGGTGTATGGGCTAACCAACAAATCATCGTCCAATGGGCTTTCTATCACGCTTTCGATGTCTTCCACCTTGGCGGTTAATTGCAGTTGATTATAAACATCGTTAATACTTATCGTCGTGTCACAATCAGCCACGTTTGCGAGTGATATGCTTACGGTTGTCTGGGCGGTCTGCTTGGCGGTGTTCTGCTCGATGTCATGCCACGTAATCTTATCCGGGGATGCCTTGACCGATTCCCACGAAAAGATATAGAAGTTAAACCCCTCCTGCACAATGTGCAAATTAAGGTACTTCAAAAGTTCCTCCAACACTTCATCTTGTTGCCAAACATCGCTTTCATCATCGCCCAAAAACAACAAATCAGATATAGAAAGCTGCTTAAACACCTGATAGCGGTTGGCGGTCTGTGCGTCGATCGCCTTGCTACCATCATACCAATACTTAACCGAATTACCGCCCACGATGTCAATATCAGTAGTTGCGCCTTGCAGTATCTCGGTGGCTATGTCGTAGAAACTGCGCTGCGCCGCCTCGTTCTTCACGAAAGCATAGATAACGCCCAATGCGCCCACCTCCTTGTACTTGCTGTACTGCAAAGCACTAAGCACGTCGATGCAATTCAATTCCAGTTCGTCCCATCTGTCGTTATATGGCTGCGACAAAGTTTGTGGCTCAATGAAACCTGCAAATATGCACTTGTCATTCTTGTAGATGTTCACCACAGCATCACGGCATGAGGTACTAAAAAGGTCTGCTATGAGGTTGCCGCAAAGCAAACGAATAGTCGCCGACTGCCTCAAAAGCACATCGAACGTGTCGTTTACCTCGTTGGTAATCTCTGCCGGGTCTTCCGTAAAGAAAACATCTGCCTTTTCAGTACCGATTTCCAAAGTCTGGGTACGGTCGCCCTGGGTGACAATGTAAACCGTCACCGTGTCGCCCTGCTGACTTAGAAAACTGCCGTATATGTACATAGTCGTATGAAATTTTTAGATGTTATACACTGTATTTTCTTCCGCTCTTTCCTGCCACTCGCTTTGTCTCGCTCATCATTTCAAGCATACGGCGTGCGTTGGCATTCAGATTCACGTTTACCTCGGTATTGGCTGGCTCTATGGCGTTTGTTATGTTCTGCATCGTTACAGGCTGCAAACGCTGCTCCGTGAACGTAGGCGGCTGAAACTTGCCCTCAATCATGCCAAACAATCGGGCTTGCTGAAACTTGTTAAGTATCATCTCACCGCTGTTGACACGTGCAAACTTCTTGTCGCCTGATGTCGAAGTACCGCCGATAACACCACCTGTGGCAAAACCTGAAACGGCTGCGAGTGCCGCAATAACCGCCGCCACACCTGCGGCAATAGCCACTAAGTTAAGTGGGAACGGCATTTTTGCACCGCTCGCCGTGGCATTGGCTACCGCCTCGCCACTCTTGGCGGCTGTGTTGGCGGTCGCCGTTGCCGCTTCTCCAGCCGTTGCCGCTGCGTCCGTGGTGGATGCCATCGTGTGGGCGGCTGTTGCTGCCGTGAGCATCTGGATTAGTTCCACAATGCCTTGTATGCCCTCGGCAATGGATATGAAGCCGTTGAGGATGCCCGAAACCTGCTGCCATGCGTCGCCGTTGCCGTCCAAAGCATCGGTTATCCCTTGGATGCCGTTGCCTACGCCTTGGATGCTTCCCCAACCGCTCTTGATATTGTTAAAAGCCTTGTCAAATCCCTTTGTCTCGACTTCCAACTTTAGCGGTTTGAGGTTGCCGCCCAAATCGGCAATCTGTTTGTTGAGGTCTTTTATCTGCCGCTCTGCCTCGTCCTTTCCGATAATTCCTATCTCGTAATCGGTCTGTATGCGGCTTGCCTTGGTCTGGGCGTTGGCATAACTCTGCCGTTTGTCGGCTGTGCTGCCCTGCACAATATAGCTTGGTTCGGTGTCGGCCTCGATGGTGAGCTTTCCACGTGTGGCATTGTCTATCTGCTGTTGTATGTCGCTAATCTTGGCATCGGCTTTCACCTTTGCCTCGATCGTGGTTGCTTCCTCAAACTCTCGCTGTGCGTCCCTTAACTGTTCTTGCAGTTCCTCGGCATGGGTCTTGAAGTGTACTTCTACAGGCTTCAATCCCAAATCTTTGAGCTGCTTGTTAATGTCAGCTATCTGCCTTTCGGCATCGTCCTTGTTGGTGATAATGCCTATGTCGTAGTCCTGCTTTATGCGGTCTATCCGCTGTTGTGCGTTGGTTCGGCTCTGCCGTTTGTCGGCGTCGCTTCCCTGCACAATGTAGGTAGGTTCGGTGTCGGCTTCGATAGTCACCTTGCCCTTTGTGGCCTCGTCTATCTGCGCTTGTATGTCCCTAACCTTGGCATCTGCTTTCACTCTCGCCTCAATAGTCGTAGCATTGCCCATCTCCTTTTGAGCCGCCGACAACTGCGCCTGTAGCTGTTCTACGTAGGTCTTTGGCTCGTCTTTCTTATCCGTGCCGTGCTTGGTGGTAGTCTTCGGCGTTGTTGTCTTGGTCGTTGTGGTCGGGGCCGTCTTGCTGTAACCATCGTACTGCTTGTATGTGGTCTTAGCGTTCTGCCTTACCAAACTCTCCATTTGCTTTCTAACGGCTTGCTCCTGTCGGTAAAGGTCTGTAACCTTGGCGTTGGCTTTCTCCAAATCGCTTGACCCCTTAACCTCCACGTCGGCATACTGTGGGATAATCTTGCCGTCCCCTGCATCAACTTGCCCTATGGCTACTTGGCGTGTCTTGCGCTTTTTGCTAAACTTGCGTGTCCTGCCGTTTTCGTCGTGGGTGAAATCGTGGCGTTTCTGCTGCAAATCAGCCGCCTTGTTAGCTAAATCCCTGATGCGTATCTCGTTAATCATCTGATTGCAGTACGCCTTTGAATTGCCAACAAGTGCCGTGTACCACTGTGCCACGGTAGAGTAGTAGCCCATAGCCTCGCCGTAGGTATTGTTCATTTCTGCAACAAGTTTTTTCTCATCTTCCTTGCTGCCCTTAAATGCCTTTAACTTGGATATGTTTATGTCAATAGCTGCCGAAATCTCGGCTCTCTGCTGCGCTTCCTGCTGCCTTGCAGCTTGTGCCGCCTCTTCCTCGGCTGTAAGTTGCTTTGTACTGTCCTTGGCTTTGTCCGAAGAAGTAGCCAAATACGAAATAGCTTCTGTCAATGCCCAGACTGCCACGCCCACACCTGTAGAAATGAGCAAAGATTTAATAGCTACCTTTAATGTGGTCGCCCCAATGGTCGCCCCGGTAAAAGCCGCTTGCATTACTCTCGTAACTGCTGATAATCCCACAATGGATGCTCTTGCAGCTATGCAAACGGCACTTATCGCCTTTGTCGTAATATTGAAGTTCCTAATAATAACAGTAACTCCCTTGATGCTGTTACCTAACGAAATCATAGAGTTTACGATTGACAACGCTTGTGCTGCAAATGTTATCTTAGGCAACCACTTCGACACCAATTCACCGATTTGCACCTTGATAGCGGCAAACTGCATCTCGGCTTGCTTTAACTGTCCTGCATCAGTCTTGCCCAATTGGGCGTTCATGTGTCCCACATTATCGGTGATAATCTGTGCCAACATGGCGGCACGCTGCTGCTCCGTGCCGTACTTCATTATATTCTCCTGCGCCTCGTTGAATGTTATACCTACACGTCTTAACGCCGATGTCTGCCCAGTCATAGCCTTTCCCATGAGGTTTGCCACGCTCCGGGCATCCTCTTGGCTTGCGTTCAAACCTTTCTGCTGTGCCAAAAGGTCGTTCATGGCTGGTATAAGCTGCTCCAACGTACCCTTTTCTTTCAAAAAGGTTGCTATCTGCTGTGCGCCTGTCTTCTGTATCGTACCGCCGATAACACCTAATTTCGACTGCGCCCCGATAACCTCATTAACCTTTTTGATGTCCTCGTCGGTAGCGTCCATACGCTGACGCATTACGGTAGTTAGCTGTGTGTTGGCTTGCTGCACGGCATTATAACTTGCTGTTAGCCCTGCCATCGTGTCACGCAAACCATTTATGGCACTCGAAGCGTTTTTCAGCATATCAATGCTTTGGTTTAGCGTGATTAACTTATCTCGGAATTGGTCGGCGGCTGGCTTGGCGGCTTCCAACTGCTCCTTTATCGCTTTTATCGAAGTAGAAGCGGTAACAAGCTGCTCTTTGCCGTCAACCATCAGTTTTATGTTAAACTTTATTTCTTTTGCCATAATTCCTATATATAAGTAACTAAGTAATCAAAATTTTTTGTATATTTGCAGTGCAAACCATTTAGATTAAGCGTTATGGATAAGGACTATCAAAACACTAACAGCATTATAGAAGCCGCAAACGACAATAAGGCAAAGAAGCCTGAACACGTAATTACGGCTGAAATCAGCATTGAGGTAACAGGCGAAGAAGAACCGACGAAATACGACAAACGCCGTGAGCGTTGGGGCGTTGTTTCGTTGTGGTCTCTCGTTGCCCTTATCATGTCGACTTTGTTTTTCTTCTTTGTCAATATGAACGCTTACGCCTTTTGGATTGCCGTAATAAGTGGCATAGTACTTGGCGTGGCTCTTGCCAACGATATTTCAGCCGATGCCGAAACAGGGCATAGTCCTTGGTGGTATGGTGCTTGTTAGCCTTTATCCACCTTTTCCAACACTTCCTCAAACCTCTGCAAAGCCTCTTCCTTGCTGACGTGCTCGGCTGGTGCCTTGCGTGTCGGTTCGGGCTTTATATTTCCGTCCCACGGTAGCGGATAAAGTGAGTACATTGTTTCGCCCTTTTTGGCGTATGGTAACACGGCGGCTGCTGCAATCAAACGCACACGCTCCCAATTGTCTTTATACAGTGCCTCTCGCTCATTGCTGTAGGCTCGGTATATATGGGTGAACTCATCGGGTGTGAGGTCGCAAAAGTCCTCGTAGCGAAGTCCCATG